AGTTTTAATCTGAATATAGTAATCTCTATTATATTCCCAATTTGTTAAATCTAATTTAAAGAAATTACCATTCGAATCACACGAAACTTTTGTGTAATCATCATCAAATGGAATTATAATCTCATCAGTTAATATATCTTTTACCTGATAATAAGTAGTTGATGGTAAAAAATATAAATCTGTATATGAGTATTCATTAGTATATGTTTTAAGAGGATATTTTTCTCTTCCGAAAACTCTGATTTGAGGTTTACTTCCACGCTTATATCTAGTCTTTAACCTTTTAAATGTTACATGAATATCATCAGAGGTAAGTTCTGTTAAAGAGCCAGTAGAGAATGAAGAATCATCCCAACCAATTCTCAGTTTAGGTTGGTATATTGTATTTGTTTCTTTTGAGAAAAATTTTAATTGTCCATAATCATTAGTATCATTTTCTAATGATGTATCGTGTTTTAAAATAAATCCCTCGTTTGGTAGGGTTCCACCAATCCATGCATCCATAGTTGTTTTAACATCCATTTGTATATCAGATGATTCATATGAAAAAGATTGAGTTGAATATGAACCGGTAAACCAAGTTCCACCCTTACCATTAAATGAACCAGTTGTATCTGCAGAATGTTCTTCTAATGATAACCAATCAGTTCCTGTTTTTACAGAGTTCCAAGATACACCATCGGTTGTAATATCATCAAAACGAGTACCAATACCCATTTCCCATGATTGAGTTACTGCATATGCGTAAATTGTATAATCAATTGGGATTTCAGAAGATTCACATTCTTTAAGAATCATATCAGCTGAGCTCATTGTTACTTCACCACTTGCAATAGATTGTGAAAGTGGGGTTGTTTCAAATTTTATAAGTGAATGTGCAATATCTTTTAAACTTCCATAGTAAGTTTTAGAAACTTCTAAGATTTCATCTAAACCAGTATTTTGACTGGGTTGTTGTAAATAGATACTTGCATCTTTAGATGCGGTTACGAATTGATACATTATATAACCCTCCCCTTTATATCCTTACCAGGATATTTTAATTCAAATACTGAAGGGTCTAATGATGGAAAAACCATTTTACCTTTAGTTGCAGTTTCGATATTATACTTGTGCTTAGAGTAAGTTCCACCACATTTGTTTTCAATTATACATTTAGGAACGGATTGTACTCCTTCTACTGATGCTATTATCAATTCCAATTCTGAAATATTAATTGGTTTATTAAATGTCCAATTATCAATATTAAAATAATTTTCTATTTCAGTAATACATTGTAACATTACTTCTCTTTTATTATAAGAGTTAAATACTCTAATTTCAAAATCAACACCAACATTTATTACAAAACCATCTAATAAATTTACACCATCAGTTAACATCCTATATTCTGATAGATATGTTTTTAAGTTTTCTTTAACTGCTCTATTTAGAGATGTTAATTTTTTATTTGTATTATATCCAAGTACATATAAGTTTATAGCAAATGGATTATTCTTTTCATTTACAGTTCCTTTTTTATTAGTTAAAAAAGTTTGTAATTGTGTTTTTATTTCAGTCTCAGTAAGTTTTTTTTCTTGTAAATCTAAAACTAATCCTGCAAACTCATCTAAAGAATCAGGTGAAGATAATATTGATGATGGTGAGTTGTTATCCAATTCTCCATCAGGAGCAGTATATGCTTTTGCAACTCCGCCAAACTTAGGAGGAAGGGCTAATGCTCTAACTTGATAATCTTTTCGTGTTACTGCTCTGTTTTGTGAACCAAAGTGTGCAAGAGCGTTTTCTCTAATTTCATCGATTGTTTCTGCACCCCTACCACCACTAGCTGGTATTTCATTATCAACCGCAACTGAATTTTTACAGAATCTATATAATGTTAATTCATCATCATCAAATAAAGATAAATCTTCATCAAATTCAATCGCATCTATCTTAGTTAAATCGTTTGCAGGTACGTTTGCGGATACACCACCACCTGTAAAATATCTTATAGTAAGACTTGTATTAGCAGGTGCTTGACCATAAGATTTTGATTTTAGAAAGTTGGCAGGGTCGAATGATGCTCCCAATCTATCGATTGAGTTATTCAATCCTAATCCCACATTTTTAAAGTTTGGTAAGAAAGTTTCATCTGAAGATGATGAATTACCTCCCCCAAATACAAGAGATGTTGAATTATCTTCGTTTACCTGTCTTACAAATCTTCTTGATGTTTTAGTTACTTGTAAAATCTGTGATACTGAATCTTTAAATTGTGCTAAATCTTTATCACGCTGGTCTGTGTTTGCGTAATCAGTATAAACAAGTTCTTGTGCAAGATAAGGAACTTCATACCATTTATTTCCATTTGAATCTCTCACATCATAAATTTCAATTATATTTGTATCAGCAATACTAACTTTAGAAAATTGTTGTGGTGAATCAAATGAAACGTTTAATGTATTTAGTTCAGCTGAAATAGCATTTACATATTTTCTTATTAAATAAAATGTTGGTTCACCTAATTCGTTTCTTTCGTACACAGATACTTCTCGTTCATTCAAGTCATTAAAATCTACAAGTTCAGAAGTTCTAAATGTAATACCAGTTGAAGATGAAGTTATATTCATTCCCTCTTTAATTCTAATAAGATATCCTGCATCTAAATCAAATCTATTATCACCATCATATAAATTACCACTAGCTTTTCTTTTACTTGGTACAAGTTGGTAAACTGATATCGTTGTTAATCCTGCTGAAGTTACTTTTGGTTTATATCCTAAAAAGTTTGCAAGAGCAACAACATTACTTCTATCTTCTGCAGAATGAATCATTGATTCTTTAAGAGTATCATCAATGTAATATCCAAGAACATCTCCTAAGTAAGATGCCATTTCTATGAACATCATACCAGGTGATGATTCATTAAAATCAGAATAGGTTTGTGGAAAGTATGTTTTTGAAAATTCTATTAAATTATCTCTAAATTGACCAAAGTCTTTATTTAGATATTTAATATCTCTTCCCTTGTTTTTTATATTACCAGTATTAAGTGCCATAATTTATTATCCCTGCAAAGTAAATGTTACATTATCGGTGTCGATATTATCACCAATTGAAAATTTTATATTCATTCCAACCTGATTTCTATCTTTCATTTCATCTGTTAATTCAACATTTATCTCATCTATTTTTATATAAGGTAACCAAAAGTTTACGCTTTCAGTTATTGTATCTACTAATCTACCTTCAAAATCATCTCCCATTTGTTCAAATAGTAATTCGTGTAATCCTGTACCGAATTCTGGTTGCATTACTCGTTCTCCTTTTGCTGTAAGAAGAAGATTTCTTAAATTAGATTTTGCAGCTTCATATGATGTATAGGTTGGCTTAAATAAAGTACCACCATTTGTAGGAAACTGAAATCCATAGGCATGACTATCAAACTCTGATTCAGTATCTTTTACAATCTTTTTACCTATAACGTATGCCACTACTTACTCCTTATCTTTTAAACTTTTTAACTAAAGCAGAGTTATCTCTGTTTAATATTCTATCCAAACCAGCTAATCCCGTATTAACTCCCAAACCACCTTTATTAGTTCTACCAACATTTGCTATATCTCCATATCCCATCTGAGCTGCCATTGAATGTTGCAGATTCGGTGGTACACCTCCTCCCATTGCAACATTGGTTGAATCAAAACTTAATGTTTTATCCATACTCTCTTTAATTGGTTCTTGCTGTGGTAACGTATCTAATACAGATTTACCACTACCACCGGGCGTTCCACTTCTCTGTTCTTTAGAAAATGGTGTTGTATTGTTAAGAACTTCATTAATCGCTTCATTTTTACTTAGTTGACGTTTTGGTTCTTCAATTCTTTCTTTTTGTAATACTTGTTCTACCAGTTTAAAAGGGTCTACTTCTTCACTAACTACTTTTTTTGTTGTAGTTTTTTTCAAAGTTTTCATTTTACTTTTTACTGCTTCATCAAGTATTGCAGGAAATTGTGTTTTAAGAAACTTTTCATGCTTCTTTGAAACTTCAACTTCTACTAATGCTTTTATTACCTTAATAAGTTTTTTATTATCCATTTTTGAAAAATTCTTTTATCTTAATATAAATATATCTTTGTTCATTTTATAGTTTTTAATCACAGTCCGTACAACACTTTCTTCGTTCTTCCTCAAGTTCTTGTCTAATTTGAGCTAATGATTTTTGTAATTCTTTAGAATTTCTATCATCTTTTGCTTTATCTATTAAATCAGCAACCATCAAATCAGCTTCTGTAAAAAACCGTTCTCTACCTAAACTATCCTTTTGTGTTTCTGCTCTAAGTATATCATCTAAATTTGATTCCAATGTACCTCCACTTGATAATTTTGCTCTAAGTTGATTATCCAAATCCTCGGAACCACCTCCTTGTTGTCCTGGATTAAATGGTACATTTTTACCACCAAATGTTGAACCATTTAAATTTCCAAAATTTCCATCTTTTCCAAAATTAGCTGCAGATTGTCCATTTGGTGCAGTTCCTCCACCCAACTTTAAAGACG